TCCTCATTGTCCATGGGACGCAAACGACTAAAGGAACGGACCTAAAAATCCAATTACTTTAGGAGTCAATCATGAACACACTCAATCTGATCAGAAGACAGATCAAAAAGGCAGCCGCACTGCACGATGCACAAGTTCTCCACACCTCATATCGTGGTGTAGAGTATGATGTTCGTTGTGTAGAGTCCAAAGAGACTCATGGCACCTTCTGTTATCGTGGTCGCACTTATAGCAAGTGATAATAAATTAGGGTCCTCTTGACAGGACCCTTTTTTATGCCTAAAATACTAGAACTGACCCCGTACTATGGAACGAGACAAACTAAAACTTATTGTTCGTAACCTCAAACTCCTGGTAGATGCATTGGAGTCCGAGGTTTATTCTGATGTTAAATCCTATACGGAAACATTGGATAGAAATCTACCACCACTCCCAGATTATGATGAGGTATTTGAAGATGACGAATGATTGGAGATACTCCGATGAGAGAATGAAACTCAGGGGTCAATGTCTGAATGTTCTCCTTCAGAAATATGGTGGTATCAACTTGAATGATGATTCACCATATACGACCAAGGATATATACGAGTGTGTAGATGTATGGGTCTCTCAGGGCAACAAAAGAACTGATGGGATTGTAGCCTACTTCAACGCTTATTTTAACAGGGACTATGTACGAAGATCTTGATACATTTGAGAGAGCACTTCAACATTTTGGTACAAGGGTAGAGGTCTACACCTGTATGGAGATGGGTGGTAAGATCACCGCAGAGGAAGCCTATCAGGGTATTAAAGCAGAGATTAAAGAACTAAAGAAAGTGAGGAAAAAGGAAAAGAATGAATGATTGTAAGTTGATCTCAGTCACACCTGATGCTGAGAAACACATTGCCTATTGTGCCCGTGTAAGTAATCCATCAAACCAGGACAATGAAAAGATTTCTGGTCTGATTAAGTATTGTATTAAACATCAACACTGGAGTATCTTTGAACAGGCGTTTATGACCCTGGAGATCTCTACAACTAGAGGTCTGGCAGCTCAAGTCCTGCGCCATAGATCCTTCACATATCAGGAGTTCTCTCAACGATACGCTGACTCGTCACTACTGGCTGATACTATTCCCCTTCCTGAACTGAGACATCAGGATCACAAGAACAGACAGAATAGTATTGATAATGTTGATGACTTTAAACTTCAGAAGTATCAGATGTTAATGACTGATTACTTCCAGAAGGGTATGGAACTCTATAAGGATATGCTTGAGGTTGGGATTGCAAAGGAGTGTGCCCGCTTTGTACTCCCCCTAGCCGTACCAACAAAAATGTATATGACCGGCTCAGTGCGCAGTTGGATCCATTATATTGAACTGAGATCTGCTAACGGGACACAGAAAGAACACATGGATATCGCCAACTCGGCAAAGGGTATCTTCAAGGAACAGTTTCCCTCTATTGCTGAAGCATTAGAGTGGTAATAAATATACACACATGATGAGGTGAATTGTGGCAACATATCCTGTGGTCAATACAGAGACCGGTGAGCAAAAAGAAGTTAAGATGAGTGTTCATGACTGGGATCAGTGGCTAACTGAGAATCCTAATTGGACAAGGGACTATTCTGATCCATCAACCATGCCTGGTGTTGGTGAGGTAGGGGAAGTCTATGACAAACTTAAGAAATCTCATCCAGGTTGGAATGATGTCCTCCGCAAGGCATCCAAGATGCCAGGTTCAAACGTAAAACCAGTTTAATTTTATGCCAAGAAAGAGTAAGTCAGGTATTGGTAGTACCAATCCAGTTCCCTTCGGTATGAGTAACAAAGTTATGAAACGGAAAAAACCTATCAATCTTGATTACATAAAGAAGATTGAACCACTAACACCCAATCAGGATACCTTCTTTGAATACTATAAGAAGGATCAGAACCTTGTAGCCTACGGGGTGGCTGGTACGGGTAAGACCTTTATTACCCTCTACAACGCTCTCCTTGACGTTCTAGACCCGAAGACACCATACGAGAAGATCTACATTGTCAGGTCCCTTGTGCCCACCAGAGAGATTGGATTCCTTCCTGGTGACCATGAGGACAAGTCTGACATCTATCAGATCCCATATAAGAACATGGTAAAATACATGTTCGAGATGCCAGATGACAATTCTTTTGAGATGCTCTATGCAAATTTGAAATCTCAGGGTACAATAAGTTTCTGGAGCACCTCTTTCCTTAGGGGTACAACTTTTGATAATGCTATCTTAATCATTGATGAATTTCAGAACCTGAATTTCCACGAGCTAGACTCAATCATTACTAGGGTAGGTGAGAACAGCAAGATTCACTTCTGTGGTGACGCCACACAGACTGACCTGGTGAAGACTCATGAACGAAATGGTATTGTTGATTTTATGAGAATCATTAATCAGATGCCATCATTCGATACCGTTGAGTTCCAACCAGAGGACATCTGTAGGAGTGGTCTTGTCAAGGAATACATCGTCGCTAAACATGAATTAGGTCTATGAGTTTTACTCACGTTGAAATTGATTATCCTTCCCTCTCACGGGAGACGATTGATGGAGTTAGATATTATGACACCCCAAACGGGAGTAAGTTAGTATCAATTACCTCCGTTATTAGCCACTACAATCGTGAGATCTTCCGTGAGTGGAGGGCTAAGGTAGGTAATGCGGAGGCCAATAAGGTCACCAAACAGGCAACGAGCAGGGGCACAGATATGCACACCTGCTCTGAATATTATCTGAAGAACCTTGAGATACCAAAGGTTCAACCCTTATCAGAAATGTTATTCAAACAGGCTAAACCCACTCTGGATAAGATTGATAAGATTCATGCACAGGAACAGTCCCTGTTCAGTTATGAACTGGGTATTGCTGGTAGTGTTGATTGTATCGCAGAGTATGAGGGTGAGTTGGCTGTCATTGATTTCAAGACAGCCAAGAAACCAAAACCAAAAGAGTGGGTTGACCACCACTTCGTCCAGTGTGCAGCATACGCCTGTATGTTGTTTGAGATGACCGGAATCATGGTCAAGAAATTTGTAATCATTATGTCTTGTGAAGACGGAGAAGTCAAAGTCTATGAAGAATACGACAAGAGAAAGTACATCAACCTTCTCTCCGAATATATTAGAGAGTTTGTTGAATTTAAGCTACAAGAATATGGCAAAGCCTGACGACATTAATAAGCTTATCGAGAACAAATTTTATTGTTCCCGTAAGTTCACAGAAGAGATCGAGACTATTGCTAATGATGGTAGTGGAATGAAGTACATCGATGCTATCGTTCACTTCTGTGAGGAAAATAATGTTGACATTGAATCCGTTCCTAAGCTATTGTCCAAACCCCTGAAGGAAAAGTTGAAGTACGAGGCCATGGAACTGAATCTTCTCAAGAGAACTTCCCATGCTAAACTACCGATATGATATCACAGAATGAGTTAAGACATTTACAGATACAGGCAGTTCTCAGGGACAACAACTTCCCTGAGGATGAGTTAAAATATATTGGTGAGATCGATGGTTCCCACACCTATCTAATTGCTGGGGAACACATCGCAAAAGTTGAAGACATTATTGGATTTGATCAAGTAGATGATACCGAAGGTGACCCCGTTTGATGCCTACAAGTCCTACCTAGGACTGAAGAACCACTTCACTAAACCGAAGTATGATTATCACAAGTATTGTGGTAAGAGTCGTGCCTCCCTACAGAGTTTCTATAAGAGACGTGATCGTTTCTTCTTTGAGAAACTGAGTAGACAGAAGGATGACACTGAAGTGATTGAATTCTTTGTCTCCAATTTCATCACCTGCAATGATCCTCAGGCCCTATGGATTGGGGAGATCATGCAGAATGGTGAACAGAGTTATACCGATTGGAAGAGGAGAACCCAATCACTCACATATGTCTTCCGTCAGGAGGTGGAATCCGTATTTACAGGACAGAAGTTTGATGGTATGTTTGAACTCAGGGGACTGAGTCATCCACAGATCATCAAGGAACACCTGGCAAAGAACATCTCTATTGAGACACTCATTATCCTTGATAGGATACTGGGATTCAAGAAGACCTATGATAAGAAACTGGATGACCCGGTCTGGAAATTCCTATCCATGAGGATGGATAAATATAACACATTCCTAAAGATTGACATCTTTAAATACAAAAAGTTACTAAAAGAAATAGTAGTTGACCAATGAGCTTCTTCGATTCAGATATTGTCCAACAGGAAATGAAAGAGATTTCAGAAATCCAGGACGAGATTTATGCGAAGGTCTTCAGTTTTTCCACAATGGATGCTGATGACAAACTACATCATGTGGATATGTTAGAGGAACTTCTTCACAAACAGAAGATTCTTTACACCAGGTTGTCCCTATCGGATGATCCTGAGGCAAAGATGATGAAGGAGAATATCATTAAGTCATCTCAACAACTAGGATTTCCTCCCGATGTAGATCTGGCATATGTTTTTTCAAACATGTCTGCCATCATCGAATCGATGAGGAAAGCAATACGAGAAGGGTCTTGACAGGGGGTCCAACAGGACCTACACTAGACCAGGGGCTACCCAATCCCCTTTAAGCCACGGGACAAAAGCCAAATACAAACATACGAGGTACAAAATGGGTTTCGGAGACCTTAAGAAGCAGTCTTCTCTTGGTAGTCTTACTGCCAAGCTTGTAAAAGAAGTAGAGAAGCAAAACAATACTGGTGGAGGAGCAGATGAGCGTCTGTGGAAGCCAGAGATGGATAAGACTGGCAACGGATACGCCGTCATTCGATTCCTCCCAGCACCTGATGGAGAAGATCTCCCTTGGGTCAAACTGTTCTCACACGCCTTCCAAGGACCTGGTGGTTGGTACATCGAGAACTCCCTGACTACCATTGGTGGTAAGGATCCTATCGGTGAACTGAACCGAGAGCTGTGGAACAGTGGTAGTGATAAAGATAAAGAGACAGTCCGTAAACAGAAGCGTAAGCTCTCCTTCTACGCCAACATCTATGTGGTACAGGACAAGGCTAATCCCCAGAACGAGGGTAAGGTCTTCCTGTATAAGTTCGGTAAGAAGATCTTTGACAAGATCATGGAGGCAATGCAGCCTGAGTTTGAGGATGAGACACCCATCAATCCCTTTGACTTCTGGCAGGGTGCTAACTTCAAACTGAAACTGAAGAAGAAGGATGGTTACTGGAACTATGATGCGTCCGAGTTCGCATCACCCTCTCCCCTACTGGATGATGATGACGCCCTTGAGGCAATCTGGAAGAAGCAGTATTCACTTACAGCCTTCACCGCAGATGATCAGTTCAAGTCCTATGATGAACTGAAGAAGCGTCTTGACTATGTGTTGGGAACCAAGAAGCGTTCGGCTCCACAGGAGGAGACTGAGTATGATAACTACGCAGCAACAGAACAGAAGAAGGTATCTGATGAGGAAGTCCTGAAGAAACTTGAGGACTCCTACCAGGCATCAAAGACAACCAAGGAGATTACTAACTCCTCTGATGACGATGATGATCCCATGTCCTACTTCGCGAAGCTGGCTGACAGCTGATTTGAAAATCGATATCTGATTTCATTTACCCCAGTAAAATTTTTCTGGGGTATTTTTATGCCTATTACTTTTTATGTGTAGAGTTTGATGTTGTCTCCCTGGACTAAACTATCACTCAAGAACTGGGTTGAACCCTTGGGATATGGCATCAACTCATCAATATCATTCTTGATAACACTTAGGTATTCTGCTTTTATCAAAAAGATATTTCTCTTTGATTCCTCTCTGGACTCCTCATAATCATAGTTTGTTACCGCAACTTTATTATCTGTTGTGGTGACCTGTGTTCTTGTCTGGTTGTCAAAGTAACTTGTGGTGTAACTCAATGGAACTTTAAAACCCG